CGAAGATCGAAAGCCTGACGAGGGTGGATGAACAAGGTGTAGAGATCGCCAATGCGAGGCTGTGCATTTGCCTCAAGAAGGGCGGTCTGTGCCTTACGAAGCATTGTTGTTGAAAGAACATCAGATGCTGTAAGTGTACCTGTTGAGGTACGGCTTCCGCCGTACTTAACTACAGTTCCACCTGTAAGGGCTGTAGCAACAAGCTTGTCGAGAGTATCGGCAGCGTTGTATGCGATTGCATCACCGATCATTGTGTCAATGTCAGAGAATGCTGCAAGGTTTACCTTCTCAGTTTGCTCAACTGCATTACCGTATTCGGTAACAGTTACAGTAACTTGAGATGGGTTACCCAATGCAACTGGTGTTACATCGGATGTTTCAGTCAATGCTGTGGTAGCAGCAGTCAAGTTGTCGTAAACGGCAAACTTGAGAGTTGTACCCGGATTGGTCATTGAAACTGGGCGTAGGTCTGCGACCGAACGCATGACAGGAAGTGAACGGAGTGCTGCTCGTACATATGTGTCATACGCATTTACGACCAAGTTACCAAGACCTGAGATTTGTGTAGTTGCCATTAGGCACTACCTCCTGTTTTCTTGGTTAGTAGCCCTGCTTACCAAGATCTGCAAATAGCTGCTTGAGGGCTTCTGGCCCCTTCGCTGCTGCTTCCTCCATTTGGGCTTGAATCAACCTTTCTCTGTCGGCTGTGAGACCGGCATCCATGGTTGCTTGAGCCTTCATGTAGTTATCTTTGAAACCTTCTGGCAAGTTAGAGCTTGCTTGATTGGATTGCTGGGTACTGAATCCGAAGACATCTCCGTTTTCAGCAAGCCAGTTTGACAACGATTCCTCCGTGAGGTCGATGTCCTGCGGAATGAATGCCGCTACTTTCGGATTCACTCCTCGAGATGTGAGGGTTTCTTTGATGGTTCGTTCTCGTTTTTCTTTACGCAGTTCGGCAAGCTCTTGCTGAATCTCTTTCAGTTGCTTGTCTTTTTGCTTATTAGCCTTGCGTAGTTGAGAAAATGCATCATTCGAATCTAGTTCGAAATCTTCCTCATCGTCTTCGTAGTTGGACATTTGTCCTTACTCCCTTTTCTGTGTTTGTCGCTGGCCTCAAATAGATCGGGGAATCTACTTGGCTCCAACTTCCGGGCTGATACTCATCTCAAGTTCCGGCTTTTCAAGAGATGGAGTGGGTGTTCAGGACTCGAACCTGTATGTCTGCCAGTCACCCTGTTTATTAAGTTCTTGTTCTCAATGCTCTCTGACCAACGCCTGTTGATCCGGAGAACTGTGCAAGGTTAGTTGCCTTGAGTCGGTTCATTACATCTGTTGCTGCAACATCTGCACCGAACTCAGCAGCGATTGCTTCCTTGGCTCCAAAGTTCTCGCCATAGATCTCGGCAAGGTTTCCGTAGGTCTGGAGGTTCTTTGCTACCTGTGAGAACTTCTGGCGTTGTGTTCCATAGGTAAGTGATCCAGAACCGTATTGCTGTGCAATATCTGCCTGTTCACTTGTTAGACCCTCAAGAAGAGCTGCTGCTGTATTGAGGTTCTTACCAGCAATACCTTCAAGAATTGACTGACCTCTTGCTGGGTCGATGGCATATGCAGTAATCATGTCATCATTGATACCGAAGAGGTTCTTAAGTTGTCCTCGAACTCCCGGATCTGTTGTCTGTACAAAGTCTCGGTATGCTTGGAAGACATTTGCTACATCTACTGCGGTGTAGTTGTTCTTTAGGAATGTCTGGAAATCTGTTGTCTGATCATAGAAACCCTTTGGTGCATTGTATTGGGTAAGTACCTTCTGGTACTCATCTTCCATACCAACGATGGTCTTCTCATCCAATGCTCGATACCCAGCAGCAAGACGAGCTTCATTAACCTTACCGAATCTTTCGTAGTAAGGGGCTGTCTGAATCAACTGTAAGTAGAAACCTTCTGAGGTTGTAGGGATTTCATCAAACTTCTTGCCACTTCGATCTACACCTTCACCTTTGAAAATCTTAGAGATAACATCACCAAACTCTGGAACACCCATCTGAGTGAATCGTTCTGTAATGATGTCGTAGGCAGACTTGCGTTCTTTGGCAAGTTGGTCAAGACGAGCCTTCTCGGCTGCCGCTTGTTGTGCAGCAAGTTGTTGCTGGAACTGTGAAGTTGCTTTCTGAATAGCAGCATCAATCGCAGATTGAACTTGCTCTGGGGTCATTCCACCGCCAGTTTCAGGATCAGGGAATGGGCCTTCTTCTGTCCTTACGCCGTTCTCAAAATAGATGTCATAACGAACTCGAGCTGCACCGGTGCCTTGATAACGAGATCCACCGAATACTCGACCACCAGTTGTACTTGTTCCTGTGGAGGTTCCAGTAGATGTACCTGTACCTGTGCCAGTTGATGTACCAGTTCCAGTTCCTGTGCTTGTACCAGTTCCTGTACCAGTTGATGTACCTGTAGGGGTTACAGTTACTCCACCATCATCAAACAATGGGCCGGATTCAAAGATTCTTGTAGCAGTTGAGATAGGAACTGAAGCAGTTCCTAGACCAGCACCTACGCCAGTTGTTGTTGGGCCATAAGGATTTGTTGCTGTATTTGGAGAGGTAATCTTTACTTTGGTACCACTAAATAGAACAGGTGTACCTGCTTCTGCACGAGCTGCAAGTTTTGGGTTATCTGCAAGGATCTGTGCAACGGTAGTACCGTTTGCCTTAGCAATCTGTGAAAGTGTATCTCCGGACTTAGCCGTTACCTTCTTTGTTTCTGCCATCCTATAGTCCTAACATATCCTTGAGTTGCAATGTAATGGTGTCTGCCTTATTACGAGCATTAGCCGTGTACTGCCAACGATTGTCCTTATAGAGACTCTGTTCGAACATCCACAAAGGAACTGTTTCGTATGAAGTTGTATTGCCCTTAGCATCGGCAATAGCCTTGCCTTGCATAGCCCTACGGATTGTCGGATCCTCAAGATCGAGACCACCTTCAGGGATTTCAAGGATACGAACCATCGCTTGGATGTATGGGCTGGCAATAGCCAACGGAGATTCTCCATTGAGGATTCGATCACGGAATGCAGGGAAGGCGGCGATTGCCTGTTGACGAAGGTTCTCATCAATCTGCTCGTTGTTCGAGTCTCCAAGGAAAACATTCTTAGCCAAGTTAGATGCAGCTTCTTCAGTAATGGATAGACCATACTGACGATACTTGGTAGTAATCATCAACTTATTAGCATTGAGTTGCTGTTGAACCTGTGGCTGAGAAAGGTATTTATCAGTTCTGCGAAGTTGCTTGGTGAAGTCTGCAATGTTTGAAGACTTGGTAAGCAATGTCTGGAACATACTGTCATTGACCGAGAACTGTGATACTGCAATGTTGAAGTTCTCACGATAGATCTGAATGTAGTCAGATGCTGCTTGATTGAAGTCAAGACCAGCCTTCATTGCTCGGGCAATGTCTGGCTTGGTTGTTTCTAACTGGAACTTATCGATAGCAAGAAGACGAATCTGATATTGAATCTCTTCTCGATCTTTGACCTTGGAAAGGATCTGATCTCTAAACTGAGTCTCTTGATCAGCATTGAGAGTAAGTCCGTTAGCCAATGCAAAGCCACCGATAGTTGCCTTGACTCTTTGATTTACATCTGTGTACCAAGCGGTATTACGAAGATAGCCTTCAACATTGGTTGGGCTTTCGTTTACTTGGGCAAACTTGAGAAGATCGTTATAGATCTTTGGGTAGTTAATCTTGAAATACTCTAGGAGATACTTCGATCCATAGGTTCCAAGAGTTGCTTCCTGCTTGGCAGTAAGTCCAGTACCAGTCTCTTCGGCTGTTGTGGCAACCACACCATTGGTGTACTTCTTGCCATTGTAAGAGCCAGAAAATGGTTTTCCATTAAGGGTAAGTGGATCCTGCTTGGTTCCAGTTCCTTTGTAAGTCTTATCTCCGCCAGTACTGACAATCTTTTTCTTGCCATCAGGGTTGACTACTGTCTCATCAGTAACTGTCTGATCACCAGCAACAGTTGGGTTGATGATGTTCTGTCCACCAAATGGTCGATCACCCATGGCAACGCCACCAACACTAACTGTTGTAGTAGGAGTTGGAGTTACAGTTGGTTCTAACTTCTTGATCTCAGCATCGACTTCTTTTGTACTAAGACCTTGATCGGCAAGGCGTTGGCGTTTCTCACGAAGTTTTTCAAGTTTACTAGCAGTTTGCTTGCTTTTGATTGCATCTTCATTGGCTTTCTTAGCCGCTGCAATCTTTGGCTCTAGTTTGTCAATAGTTGCTTTAGCAGAATCAAAAAGCTTCTTGTATTTGTTGTACTCAGCAGAGCCAACTTTATTACGACTCATTTGCTGAGAAGCAATACCCATTGCTCTTGTAGCATTACTTAGTTCTTCTTGCATCTTCTGTAATGATTCAGCCATTAGAACTCACCTGCCAGTCTGCCAATGATGTCTCCGTATCCGTTGAGTCTCTTATCGACTGCTTCAGCCTCAAGAGCTGGGTTATCCATAACGGCTTCTTCAATAACCTGTTGAGTTCCCATAGCATTCAAACCACCTGTAGTGGTCGAGGTGTAAACACCCGGTGCTGTCTGGGTCTGTGTAGTAACAGTTGGGCTTTCCTTCTCGGCAGCGTTCAATGCCTGAACCAACATCTTTGTTTCCTTAGATGATGGGTCACGACCAAGGATGGCACGAAGTCCATTCTGTACGATTCCACGAGCTGCTGCTGGATCAGAGATGTTGTAAGAAATGTTCTTAGTTGGGCCTTGCTGACCACGAGTACCTTCACCAGATGCAATCATCTTTAGCATCTCTTGGTATGTCATACCACCGGCAGAGTTAGCCTCTGCAAGGAGATCTCTAAATGCTTCTGTATCTTTCTGGCTCCAGTATGCTGTTTGGAAATCATTCTTACTCAGGAAGTTACCCTGCACCATAAGTGCTTTGATCTGGTTCTGGTCTGCAACTGTAAGGAAGTCTGTGTTCTTGATGAGCATTGCTTCTTGGTTAGTTGCTGAGTAAAGGGCTTGATAGATCTTGCCAGTTACATCAATCTTCTTGCCAGTCTTTGGATCGGTGTAAGTAACACCGGGTCTAAATACATTTGTACCTTTTGCAGGGAATGCAGATGCACCAGCATATGGGTTTGCTCCGACAGCAGGTGCTTGAATGACAGGAGCATTAGAGTTAGGTATCGTGGGCTGTGGATCGATGGAATCTGGGATTCCGTCTTTATCTGTATCTGCCATTAACTATTTCCTGTCTCGGTAGCAAACACACGCCAGTACATTACAGAGAACTCTGGGTGTTCTGCGATAACTTGATAAGCCGATTGATTCAGCCAGTCAGCCACATTGGCTACTGACTTACCAGTTAGAGTCTTGAAACCTGCTTGTGCAACGGATTCCAATGCAGCTTCACGATAAAGCAAGAACTTAGCCAAGCCTTTACCTGCTTCCGTTTCTGCAAACTTTGGATTATCCAATGCAGCAACAACTTCCTTGACAAGTGTCTCACGAGGTACACCTGCTGCTCGGAAGTCTGGCTGTCCACCAAACTCATCATCGAGGGCTGACTTCATGGTTAGGTAAACCTGATTAGCCATCTTAGGATCTGCACCTTGCTGAACAGCAGTTGTCATATCCTGTTGGAGTTTAGCCTTACGAGCCGTGTAAACATATCGAGCCGCTTCCATCTGCATTTCAGCAGGAGTT